AAATGGTCAAACACGTTCTGGTTTATATGCTTTGTTTATCCCAATGGAATGGAACTATGAAGGTTTTATTGACGAGTTTGGAATACCAGTGTTCAGTACTCCAAGAGGAAGACGTTGTGGACCAGACGGTGAATTAATAGACGTAGGCGTTATTGATCATTGGCAAAATGAAGTTGATGGATTAAAAGAAGATCAAGACGGCTTAAACGAGTTTTATCGACAGTTTCCCAGAACTGAAGAGCACGCGTTTAGAGATGAGACAAAAAATAGTATATTTAACTTAGTTAAGATATACGAGCAGATAGATTATAATGAGGAAATGTCAAGAACACTAGGCGTTACTCAAGGTAACTTTCAATGGGAGAATGGTGTAAAAGATAGTAAGGTTATTTTTTATCCAGATCCAAAAGGTAGATTTAAAATTAATTGGGCTCCTACGCCTAACATGCAAAATAGAGTAATAGTAAAAAATGGAATACGTTATCCTGGAAATGAGCACATGGGAGCTTTTGGCTGTGACAGTTACGATATTAGCGGGACTGTTGATGGACGTGGCTCGAATGGCGCGTTACATGGACTAACAAAGTTTAGCATGGAAGATTCTCCTGCTAACGCATTTTTTTTAGAATACATAGCTAGACCACAAACCGCTGAGATGTTTTTTGAAGATGTATTAATGGCTTTAGTGTTCTACGGCATGCCAATACTAGCAGAGAACAATAAACCAAGATTACTATATTACCTTAGACGTAGAGGATACAGGGGGTTTAGTATGAATAGACCAGACAAGGTTTGGAACAAACTATCTGTTGCTGAAAAAGAAATAGGTGGTATACCAAACTCTAGCGAAGATATAAAGCAAGCTCATGCGGCTGCTATAGAGATGTATATACAAAACCATGTAGGTCAAGTTGGAGACGGAGTTTATGGGAACATACCTTTTAACGAAACGTTAAACGACTGGGCTAAATTTGACATAACTAAAAGAACAAAGTTTGATGCTGCGATAAGTTCTGGTTTAGCTGTAATGGCTTGTAACAGGCACTTGTACACGCCAAACGCGAAGGTTGAAAGACCTCAACTAAATATAAAAATTGCTAAATACTCCAACAACGGGGGTTTATCTAAATTAATAAAATAAGAATGGCAAGATCTGGTTTAAAAAGTTATTTTCCTAGTCAAGCAGTAAATGATTTTGAAAAAGAATCGTTTGATTATGGCTTGAAGGTGGCTGAGGCTATAGAAGCTGAATGGTCTAACAATGATAGAAACAAGAACAAACATCTTACAACTTTAAATAACTTTCACAAACTAAGATTATATGCTAGGGGCGAACAGTCTATACAGAAATACAAGGACGAGCTTTCTATAAACGGTGACTTGAGCTACTTAAATCTAGATTGGAAGCCAGTGCCTATCATACCTAAGTTTGTTGACATAGTTGTTAACGGTATGGCTCAAAGAATGTGGGACGTAAAAGCTTTCTCTCAAGATCCATACGGGCTAAAAGAAAGAACTGAGTATATGGAAAACATAGTCTCAGATATGCAAAACGACGGTTTTAATCAAAGAGCTGAATCTATATTGGGTATAGACATGAGGCAAAGTGACGAGCCGGTTTTACCACAAACTAATGAGGAGCTAAGACTTCACATGCAGCTGACTTATAAACAAGCTGTAGAGATAGCTGAAGAGCAAGCAATAAATTTAACATTAGAAAACAACAGGTATGATTTAATAGAAAAGCAATACTATTATGATCTAGCCGTGTTAGGCATAGGCTGTGTTAAAACAACCTTTGATACAGCGAGCGGAATACAAGTGGATTACGTAGACCCTGCTAATGTAGTTTATTCTCACACTGAGTCTCCATATTTTGAAGACATTTACTATGTAGGCGAAGTAAAGACTATACCTATTAACGAGTTGGTAAAACAGTTTCCAGATTTATTAGAGCAAGAAATTAAAGACATACTAGAAAGCAACGGAACTAATAGAACTTCTTCTTATAATAGCAGATGGAGTAGAGAGGACGAAGACGAAAATAGCGTTCAAGTTTTATACTTTAATTATAAGACTTATATGAGCGAAGTGTTTAAACTTAAGGAAACTGCTTTTGGAGGTTTAAAGGCGATAGAAAAAGATGATACTTTTGATCCGCCAGAAGAGATGCTTGAGTTTATGGATATTGAGTCCAGAAAAATAGAGTGTGTTTATGAAGGCGTTAAAATATTAGGTACAGATAAATTACTAAAATGGGAGTTAGCGCCAAATATGCTAAGACCTAAAAACGATCACACTAAAGTTAAAATGAATTATGCTTTAGTAGCTCCGCGTATGTATAACGGTAGAATAGAAAGTATAGTTAGTAGAATAACTACTTTCGCTGATATGATACAGCTTACGCATTTAAAGCTGCAACAGGTACTGTCTAGAATGGTTCCCGATGGAGTTTATTTAGACGCTGACGGTTTAGCAGAAGTTGATCTTGGCAATGGAACATCTTATAATCCTCAAGAAGCTTTAAATATGTTCTTCCAGACAGGTTCTGTTATTGGTAGATCGTTCACTTCTGAAGGTGATATGAATCCTGGTAAAGTACCTATTCAGGAAATTTCAAGTGGATCAGGTGGCGCTAAGCTACAGGCTTTAATAGGTAATTACAATTACTATCTACAGATGATACGTGATGTGACCGGGCTGAACGAGGCTAGAGATGGAAGTATGCCTACAAAAGACGCTTTAGTTGGAATACAAAAAATTGCAGCGGCTAACTCTAATATAGCTACAAAGCACATACTAGATTCTGGATTATACTTAACAGCTGAAGTTGCTGAGCAAATAATGCTAAGAGTTTCTGACGTTATAGAGTATTCTCCAACTAGAGATGCTTTTATTCAGTCGATAGGTGCTCATAACGTAGGAACGCTAGAGGAGATGTCTGGATTGCATACTAGAGACTTTGGTATATTTATAGAGTTAATGCCTGATGAAGAAGAAAAACAAGTTTTAGAAAGTAATATACAAACAGCCTTAGCGCAACAAAGTATAGAACTAGAAGACGCTATAGAAATTAGAGAGGTTAGAAACTTAAAACTAGCTAATCAGTTACTGAAAATTAGAAGAACTAAGAAAAGAGATAGAGATCAACAGATGCAGCAAGAGAACATGCAGGCTCAAGCTAAAGCTAACGCCGAGTCTGCTCAGATGGCTGCTCAAGCTGAATTACAAAAGGATCAAGCGTTAACTCAATCTAAAATAGCTCTTGAACAAGCTAAAACAGAATTTGATAAACAAAAAATGTTAGCAGAGGTTGAGGCTAAAAAAGGCTTAATGGCTCTTGAGTTTGAGTACAGCATGCAGCTAGCTAAGGTAAGCGCAGGCGCTGTTGACTCTAAAGAAAAGATGAAAGAAGACAGAAAAGACGCTAGAACAAAAATACAAGCTACACAACAATCTGAAATGATAGATCAAAGAAAGTCAGGTAAGCCACCTAAAAACTTTGAGTCGTCGGGTAATGATATAGTAGAAGGTGGATTTGGTCTAGATCAATTTTAAACAATAATTTTTTATATTTTATATTATGGAAGAAAACAAAGATGAAAACGTTGTAGAGGAAGTAAACTCTAACAACGAAGATCAAGTCGTTGAGAACGATATTGATTTAAGTAAATTTCAAAGTGCTGACGACGACACTGTTTACAAGGTAGACATTAGTGAGCCAATCAGTACTGAAGCTGAGCCAGAGGCTGAGGCTGAAGTTGAAGAGAAAAAACTACCAACTGTTGAAGAGGTTATGGGTCTTGATAAAGAAGAGCCATCACAAGAGCAAGAGCAAGGGCAGTACGAAGAGGAGTACGAAGAAGATTATGAGGAAGACTACGGTGACGTTCCTGACAACATAGTTAAACTGGTTGAGTTCATGGATGAAACCGGTGGTTCGTTGGAAGACTTTGTAAACTTAAACAAAGACTTTTCTCAAATGGACGATAGACAAGCTTTAGAAGAGTATTACACTAGAACTAAACCACACTTGTCTAGAGATGAAATGAATTTTTTAATGGATCAAGAGTTTTCTTATGATGAAGACCAAGATTCAGAGACAGATATTAGAA